CCCGGATTTGGCTTCTACGGCCTCGGTTTGATTCATACTATAGGTGGTTTATCGCGCACCGCGACTGCTGCACTGCGTCAATTGATTGATGCAGGAACGCTTTCTAACTTACCTGCTGGCTTCAAGGCACGCGGCCTGCGGATCAGGGACGACGATTCACCCCTACAGCCGGGTGAATTTAGAGACGTTGACGCGCCCGGAGGGCAGATTAGAGACAGTTTGATGCCTCTGCCGTTTAAAGGTCCAGACGGCACGCTTTTCCAGCTACTGGGCTTTGTGGTGGACGCAGGGCAACGGTTCGCGACCATTACTGACATGAAAGTGGGCGATGCCAACCCCAACGCGGCTGTCGGCACCACCATTGCTATGATTGAGCAAGGCACGCGCGTAATGAGCGCCGTGCATAAGCGATTGCATTACGCCATGAAGATTGAATTCAAGATCTTGGCGCGCGTGATGAAAGAGAGTTTGCCGCCTGTGTACCCCTATGAGGTGCCGGGGGCTGAATCGACGGTTAAAGCAGAGGATTTTGATGAAAGGGTAGACGTGTTGCCCGTTTCCGACCCGAATATCTTTTCTCAAAGCCAGCGCATTGCTTTGGCTCAGACAGAGCTACAGATGGCTATGCAGGCTCCGGACATCCACAACATTCCAGAAGTATACCGCCGAGTGTATGACGCGTTGGGCGTAAAAAACTCAGACATGATCTTGCGGGCGGATACGCCAAATGAGATTGGGCCGAAAGACCCTGCACAAGAAAACATCGATACGCTCGAAAACACGGCTTTACAGGCTTTTAAGGGTCAAGACCACGCTGCACATATGCAATCACATTTGTTGTTTGTGACGGGCGGTATGGCCTCTCAGATGCCTAATGTGCAGCTATCGATACAAAAACACCTGCTGAACCACATCCAGTTACAAGCGGAGGAGCAAGCAGAACAAGCGTTTATGCAGCAGAATCCAAATGTGACGTTGACAGATCCAGCAACGAACCAGCCGTACCAGATGATGGTTGCTCAGTTTGTGGCGCAAGGTACGCAGCAACTTGTGGATTTAGGAAAGCAGATCCAGAATGCCGGTCAGCCGCAAGGGCCAGATCCTTTGATACAACTCAAGCAGCAAGAGTTGCAATTGAAGTCTCAGCAAGAGCAGAACGACATGGCGATGGAGCAGCAAGAGCTACAGTTTGAAAGAGAAAAACTTGCCCAGCGTGAGGCACAGTTCCAACAACGCTTGCAAAGCCAAGAAACGCAGACGGCTGCTCGCATCGATGCAGGTATGCAGCGTGAACTATTGAAACAACAACGAGGTGATGTATGAGCAGAGTAAAAATTATGGGTGGGCCGATTAAAGAGCCGCCCAAGCCTGTAGGCAAAGCCGAAATCCAAGGACAAGGCAGCATTCCTTACTCACAAACCATCGAAGAGCCAACTCCGGATACGATGTTTGCGAAGGTCACCACCGGCAAGAAACGCGGCATGGGTGCAGCAGAGCGAGGATCACGCTTCACAAGTGCATAGGGCATTTGATTTCTTGCGATAAAGAAGCGAGAATATCCGATATCGTCAGACATTGAGGATACTTGATTGGACGGTATCGATATTGTGCAGTTTGTTCGTAGGACGCTGCTAGATCGCAAGGCCCAAATTACGGCACTTTTGTCGGAAGGCGGGATAAAAGACATGGAACATTACAGAGAGTGTATGGGCGAGATTCGCGCTTGCGATTACATGCTTGTGGAACTTTCTGAAATGCTAGACAGACAGGAATCATTTGATGACTGATGCGACAAAGCCTTTGGATATATCCAAAGCATACGTTCCTGAAGAGGAGCGCGTACTTGATCCCACCCTTATAGACGCCGCAATCATAGACAGATTACCCCAGCCTACTGGCTGGCGCGTATTACTGCTGCCTTTCAAAGGCAGAACGCGTAGTAAAGGCGGTATTATTCTCAACACCAAGACGCTGGAAGAAGATGCAATCCAAACAAACGTAGGGTTGGTGCTTCGTCTGGGTCCTGATGCATACGACGGCAAAAGATTTCCAAACGGGGCGTGGTGCCAAGAGAAGCAGTGGGTGATTTTTGCTCGCTACGCTGGCTCACGGTTTCGTTTGAATGATGAAGACGCTGCTAGGTTCGGCAGTGAGGTTAGGATTCTCAATGATGATGAGATTCTAGCCACAATTCTTGACCCTGATGATTTACACCATAACTGAGGGACATGCAGATGAGTGAAGGAAAAGCTGCCCATGAGGCCGATGACGGCCAAGTGGATTTAGATTTTGATGAAGAAGCGCAAGAAGTAGAGATCGAAGCGCCCGCGCAGGCGGGGGCGACGGAAGAACAGGTTGCGCAGGTTGAAGACGATGATGAACATGAAAAGTACAGTCAAAGTGTTCAAAAACGCATAAACCAACTTACCAAGCGTGCAAAAGAAGCGGAGCGCGAAAGAGAAGAAGCACTCCGTTACGCACAAACGGTGCAAAGTGAAAACACGAACGTAAAGCAACGACTCCAAAATCTAGACCAGAATTATCTGGCAGAATACGGCCATCGTGTTGTTTCTGAGCAAACTAGGGCAAAAGAAGAGCTTAAAAGCGCAATTGAAACAGGTGATGTAGATCGCCAAATGTCGGCGCAAGAGCGAATTGCTCAACTAAGCATTGCTGCGGACAAGCATGCGCAAGCTAAAGCGCAACGAGAAGCACAAGCTGCCCAGCAGCAGGCATACGTGCAGCAGCAAGAAGAGCAGCAACAATACGTTCCGGCTCCCACTCAAGCTGCCCCAGACCCCAAGGCAGAGGATTGGGCTTCAAAAAACGAATGGTTTGGTACAGACGACGCAATGACGTTTGCGGCGTTTGGATTACACAAGAAATTAGTGCAGGAAGAAGGGTTTGACCCCTCTAGTAATGATTACTATGATGCGCTAGATTCACGCATGAAAGATGCTTTCCCGCATAGATTCCCAGATGGATCTGTGGAAGTGTCGCGAAATAATCGTTCTGGTCAGTCTGTAGCGGGTGTATCCCGTGGTAAGTCTTCATCAGGACGCGGCAAAAAGGTTCGTCTCTCCCCGAGCCAAGTAACGATTGCCAAAAGATTGGGAGTGCCACTCGAAGAGTACGCGAAATACGTGAAGGAAGGACAATGACGGATAATCAACAAGATGAAATTGATGCTATCAAGAGAACTTCCCGCGCTAAATCATCACGGGCTACACAGGTAAAAAGAAAACCTTGGAGTCCACCGTCTAAACTAGACGCGCCCCCTGCGCCAGAAGGGTTTAAACATCGTTGGATACGTGCGGAAGTACGTGGATTTGAGGACAGGACGAATATTTCTTCTCGTATGCGAGAGGGCTATGAGCTTGTTCGACGCGATGAATACCCGGATTTTGAGGCACCTACTATTGAATCAGGGAAATATGAAGGCGTGTTTGGTGTTGGCGGGTTGCTTCTGGCAAGAATCCCGTTGGAAACGGTTGCAGAACGAACTGAATATTTTGAAAGAAAGAATGCAGATCAAATTGAAGCCATTGAAACGGACGTTCTTCGCGAGAATGCACACTCAACTATGGTGATTGACAAACCAGAACGTCAATCCCGTGTAACTTTTGGTGGTCCTCGTAAGTAAGCTTTTAGGAGCAAAACATGGCAAATCAAGAAACCGCTTACGGGCTTCGACCTATCGGATTGGTAGGAGCTTCTGCTAATTCAACCGGCATTACTCAATATGAGATTGCTAGCAACAACACTAACGCTATCTTTCAATTCAGCATCGTAGTACCTACGTCCGCTGGTGTGATCGATCAAGCTGGTGCCACTGACGGTGGTACAACGGCTGCGCTAGGTGTGTTGATGGGTGTTGAATATGTAGATTCTGTATCGAAAAAGCCCGTTTTTAACAACTATTGGCCCGGATCTAACAGCGTAAGCGTTGACACGAATTTTCCTGTCAAAGCACTCGTTGCAGATAATCCAATGCAAACTTTCCAAGTAGCGACCGACGCAACGATCACGTCTAGAGCAACCGCTCTAACCGCAGTCTTTGCTAACGCAAGCCTTGGTACGTCAGCACGGACCGGCAGCACGGATACCGGACGCTCAAACTCAGCGTTGGGTGTGTCTACAATCGCAACTACGGCTACACTGCCGCTGAAGATCATGGGTATCGTCGATGACGACGCCAACAGTGATTTTACAGCAGCCGGTATTCCGTTGATTGTGCGAATTAATGCACACTACAACTCTCCGAATGCGCGTTTCGATTCACAAACCACTGCCACCACAACTGGCATTTAACGGGAGAATCTAAATGGCTATTACTCGCGCTCAATTAGCGAAAGAGCTAGAACCCGGACTAAATGCATTGTTCGGGCTGGAATATGATCGTTACGATCAGGAACACGCCGAAATATTTGACGAAGAAACTTCAGACCGCGCGTTTGAAGAAGAAGTCATGCTTTCGGGCTTTGGTACTGCCCCTGTGAAATCAGAAGGCGGCGCAATCTCATTCGATTCCGCGCAGGAAACATACACTGCACGATATTCGCACGAGACAATAGCGTTGGCTTTTTCAATCACCGAGGAAGCTATCGAAGATAACCTCTATGACAAGTTGGCTGCACGGTATACTCGTGCGCTGGCGCGTTCTATGTCACAAACCAAGCAGATCCGTGCGGCTAGCGTACTGAACAATGCGTTCAGCACTGGTAGCCCAATCGGTGACGGTTCGGCCTTGTGTGCAGCAGATCACCCGTCTATTTCGGGTAATCAGACGAACGTACTGGCCACTGCCTCCGATCTCAATGAAACGTCTCTTGAGCAGATGTTGATTGATATTGCTGGCTTTACCGATGAGCGGGGCTTAAAAATTGCTGTTCGCGGAATGAAGTTAATCATTCCAAAAGAATTGCAGTTTATTGCAGAGCGAGTTTTGAACTCAGCACTGCGTCCCGGCACTGCCGACAATGACACCAACGCACTGAAGTCTATGGGCATGCTGCCCGAAGGAGCGGTTGTAAACCACTTCCTGACGGACACAGACGCGTTCTTCGTCAAGACAGACGCACCAAACGGCTTCAAGCTGTTCCAAAGAACCCCCATCAAAACTGCGATGGAAGGTGACTTTGATACGGGTAACATGCGCTTTAAAGCTCGTGAACGTTACTCGTTTGGCGTTTCTGATTGGAGATCCGTTATCGGAACTCCCGGCGCATAAGTTTGTAAAAACTTGTGAAAAAGAAGGGGCACATTGTTGCCCCTTTCTTTTTTGTGTATATTCAAACAATCCCTGACAGGCGCATCCCGTGCCTGACACTAGCCAAGACAGGAGATACTCATGGCTAATACGACGTTCAACGGCCCAGTCCGTTCCGAAGGCGGCTTTCAAGTTGTTTCTAAAAATGCAACAACCGGCGCTATCACAACGGTAGCGAACACAGCTTCAACAGGTATTGTTACAAACAAATATGTGAAACACGTTGGTTTCGCTACAGGTGTAACTGTAAACACCACCGCAGGTGACAGCCCATCCATTGGTGAATTTACTCAGCCTGCTAACACGATCATCACCGACATTAAGATCTTCTGTGACACTGCACCAGTTATTGGTACGGGTGACATTGGTTATGAGGTTGGTACATCTAGCTCTGGCGCACAGATCGTTGCGGCTGTAACTGATGAGATTCTTGATGGTGGTACAACTGTTGTTGTCCACAACG